GGCAGAATTAGGTGATGAATTCATGTTTTATTCTGCATTAGTTAGAAGCTTTGATAGTTCATTTGGTAATTTATTAGAGAATTTAGGAAATTCTATTGCGACATTATCTTATGATGTTCGTGATAAAATTGATTCATTTTTACTTGATGATCAGGAAAGAATAATTGATTCGATTATTTCAAAGTACGATACTGATGCACAACATCGAGTTGCACCTTCTTCATCACATTATAATACTGCAACATTTATTTTACCTAAAAATATAGATAGTTATAAGAGAGCACATCATACGGATAATTACTTTTTTGATCCTGTAAATAAAATACATTATTTAATTGAATTAAAAGCTGGTGGTGATTTAGATAAAAAGAAAGCACCTTCTGAAAAAAGAGAATTATTGAAAGAATATTTTATGCTTAAGAATGTTATACCTGATTTAGAAGATGTTAGAATATTTTTCTGTGCTGCTTATAATAAAAATGGTGAAGATAATTATTGGTATCAACCATTTGTTAGGTCTGCATTTGCTGATGATGAATTATTAATAGGAAAAGATTACTGGAACTTTGTTTGTAATGATATTAATGGGTTCGATGTTGTGATGGAACAATATAGGATTAGTGCAGCAAAAATTCAAAATGCAATAGATAAAATTAAAGATTTATATTTTGCTGATAAATAGTGTATTGTAATATTGAAAATAATTTATATAATGCAATATATATTATTTAGTTGAAAATGATAAAAAAAGTGTTATAATTTTATTATAGTACTTGGGAAGGTACTAAATAACCATATAAGAAGTAACATATTTTAAAATTTAAGTTCTGTTAAGAACTGGCTACATATTTATCCGATGAAACATTGGAGATTATTCCCTTGTTTTTTATCATGGATATTTATGTCCAGTTCTTTTTTGTGTTCCAAAGTTTAACTGGTAAGGGAAGGAGGATATTGGAACATATATAGATAATCTTATAATAGAAAAATTGGAAAGAGAAAATAATAGTTTTATTAGTTTAGTTATACCGACAAGAATATTAGGAGAAAATAACTTAACTTCTTTAGAAATGCTTTTATTGATTATTATTATATCGCTTTGTAAGAAAAAAGGATATTGTTGGGCTACAAATGAATATTTTAAGAAAATATTAAAAGTTAGTAAACAAACAATATCAAAAAGTATAGGTAGTTTATCTAGAAATAATTATATAAATTTAGAGTATGAATTACATGAAAAAAATAATTCAAAAAGAAAAATAAGAATATCTGGGGTATTAAAAAATGAAATATCAGATATTCAAGAAAAGCTTAATACTAGTATTCAAGAAAACTTTAAGCAATATAATAGATATAATAAAAAGAAAAAAGATATATTTGTTGACATCTTTCGTACTGATGAAAATGGCGATGAATATTGGCATGATCAAAAAATCGAAAAAAAACCATTAAGTAAGGAAGAAAAAGAAGAGATAGATGAAATGTTTAAAGAATATCGTGATGAAGGAGATGATAATTAATTGATTAGCAAAGTCATAAATTTAAATGAGGTGGCTTATGTTTAATATAAAAGAGACTTTTAAAAATGATTCTCCTAATTTTATCTTGTTAATAACTAATTATATAAAAAGTGTGATAAATAATGACTAGCGTATATGTAAATTGTTGCTTTCTATGGTATACTATAGATGGCTTTAAATTGTTATACAAAAAGAAAGGAGAATAAAAACTTGTATAACACTTTATTACAAATGCCTAGTTATTATAAAGCAGGAATATATATAAGATTATCTGAAGCTGATGAAGGAAAATCTTACGAATCTGATAGTGAGAGTGTCCTAAATCAAAGAAATATGCTAATGAATTATGTAAAAGAAAAAGGATTTATCTTTGTAGGAGAATATGTTGATGATGGTTATTCTGGAACTGATTTCGAAAGACCTGGATTTGAAAAATTAATTGAAGATGTTAAAAACAAAGTAATTAATCTAGTTATAGTTAAGGATTTATCAAGATTTAGTAGAAATATGGATGCACTATACAAAATTGTTGAGATGAAAGAAAAATACAATACTGATTTTATAGCATTAGATAATACAATTGATACTAGACAAAAAAACAGTTTACATATAATAAAAGCAATTCATGAAACTTATAAATACTTTGAAAAACAACGCAGAGAAATCGAAAAAGAATTTGAGGAATAAACCTAATGGCAGGACGAAGAAGTAAAAAAGATTCTTATTGTCATAACAAAATTGAATGGAGAGTTGCGGGATATTTTAGATTATCACGAGAAGATGGAGATAATGATGAGTCTGATAGTATAAAAAATCAAAGAGATTTAGTTACTTATTATCTAAAAAAAGAAAGTAATTTAAAAAGTATTGATTATTATATAGATGATGGATATAGTGGGACAAGCTTTAAAAGACCTAGTTTCAAAAGAATGGTTAACGATATTATGAATGGTAAGATAAATACAATAATAATCAAAGATTTATCAAGATTAGGAAGAAACTATATTGAAGTAGGTAAATATTTAGAAGAAATTTTCCCATCATATAATGTTAGGATTATTTCTGTAAATGATAATGTAGATAGTTATAAAGATCCTAAATCTCTAAACAATGTGCTTGTTGCATTTAAAAATCTATTGAACGATGAATATGCTAGAGATATTTCTATCAAAGTAAGGAGTAGTTATAATACAAAAGCAAAAAATGGAGAATTTGTAGGTGGAACTACACCATATGGATATAAAAAAGATCCTAATGACATTCACCATTTAATAATAGATGACGATGAAGTAGATGTTGTTAAACTTATATTTCAAAAAGCCCTAGAAGGCGAAGGAAAAATAAAAATATGTAAATATTTAAACAATAATAATATTTTATGTAGAAAAGAACTTCAAAGAAGAAAAAAAAGAAATTTAAGTTTGATACCAGAAGAAGAAGAAATTGTTTATAGATGGAGTACATCTACAATAGGTAGATTATTGGCAAATGAATCTTATATAGGTAATGTAGTACAAAATAAGTCTAGTACAATGAGTTATAAAGTGCACAAAGTAATATGTAAGCCCAAAGAAGAATGGATTGTCGTTAAAAATAAGCATGAAGCAATTATAGAAAAAGAGGTATTTGATAAAGTACAAGAATTAACAAAAGAAAGAGATACAAAAAAGAAAAAAGCAACAAATTATTCTATTTATAAAGGAAAACTAAAATGTGCCGACTGTGGCAAAGCAATGTATAGAGTAGAAGATTTTAGAAGAGGACGCAATGTATCGAACTATTATTGTGGTAGTTATCAAAATATAACAAATACATGCACTCCTCATAAAATTAAGACATCAATTTTAGACAATACTGTGTTAGAAGTTATTATACTTCAAGTAAAAATGGTTTTAAATTTAGAAAAAGCACTTAATAAATTACAAACAGAAAAAGCAAATGATACATTTGGTAAAGAATATGAAAAAAATATAAAAAACATCAATAACAAAATAGATGAAATAAAAAGTTTAAAAAAACAAGCTTATGAAGAATGGAAATTTCAAAAGATAACAAAAGATGAATTTCTAATTATATCAAAAGAATACGAAACAAATTTAGAATCCATATCAAACCAAAAAGAAGTAATGGAAAAAATGTACTTTGAAAATCTTAACAATCAAAAAAAAGATGATTATTGGATAGAACATTTCAGGAGAAACAAAAAAATAAGGATATTAACGAAAGATATACTAGATGAATTGATAGAAACCATATATGTACATAATGATGAAAACATCACTATCAAATTTAAGTATCAAGATGAATATCAATCTGCTATAAACTTACTACGTAATAATGGAGAACAGATAAATGAGTAAGTGGATAGCAGCAGGATATTTTAGGTTATCACGAGAAGATGGTGATAATGCAGAGTCTGATAGTATTAAAAATCAAAAAGATTTATTAACATATTTTTTAAAAAAAGAAAAAGATATTAAAATAAATGATTATTATATAGATGATGGATATAGTGGTACAGATTTTGAAAGGCCAGATTTTCAGAGAATGTTAAGTGATATAATGAATGGAAAAATAAATACAATAATCGTAAAAGATTTATCTAGATTTGGAAGAAACTATATTGAAGTTGGTAAATATTTAGAAGAAATTTTACCATCATATAATATAAGATTTATAGCAATCAACGATAATATAGATAGTTATAAAGACCCTAAATCAGTTAATAATATTATAGTGCCATTTAAAAATCTAATGAATGACGAATATGCTAGGGATGTATCAAATAAAGTTAGAAGTATTTTAGATAACAAAAAAACAAATGGTGAATTTATTGGTATTGCCGCACCATACGGATATTTAAAAGATCCAAATAATAAACACAAATTTATTGTAGATAAGAATGCATCAAAGGTGGTTAAAAAAATATTTTCAATGGCCTTAGATGGCAAAAGTAAATGTGAAATTGTATCTGAACTAAATAAATATGGTATATTGACGCCTAGCCAATATAAGATGGATAAAGATATTGTAAATTCAAAGAAATCTAATAAAACAAATTTATGGAATACTAAAATGATTGATAGAATTTTGCAAAATCAATCATATACAGGAGATTTGATTCAAAATAAAAGAAAAAGAATCAGCCATAAAGTACATAAATTAGTATATATTGATTCTGATGATTGGATAATAGTACCAAATCATCATACATCTCTTATAAGCAAAGAAAAGTTTAATCAAATTCAAAACACAGTATATAATAGGGATAATAGAGTTAACAAAGAAAAAAAATATGATGTATTTTCTGGACATTTAAAATGTAACGAGTGTGGTAATATTTTAACTATAAGAAGAGCAAAAGGAATAGAATATTTTTATTGTACCTCATATGTAAAGAAAAAAACATGTTCAAAACATACTACTAGAAAGAATAATTTAGAAGAAATGGTTTTAAAAATTATAAATAATCAAATAGAGTTAGTTATAGATTTAGATAATAAAATCGATTCTATTATAAGAGAAAATGATGTTAACTATGATTATGAAATATTAAAAAATAGAATATATGATATAGAAGAAAGAATTTCTAAATACAATATATTAAAAAATTCTGTTAAAATAGATTATGAGAATGATTACATATCAAAAGAAGAATATAAAGAATATGAGAAAGAATATAATTTCTTTTTAACTAAATTAAACAATGAAAAAGACAAGACTATTACCAAAATAGAAAAAACATGTTACAATAGCGATAAAAATAAGAATTGGATACAAGAGTTTAAAAAAAATAAGAATATAAATACATTAACAAAAAAAGTAGTAGATGAATTAATAGATGATATTTTTGTATATGAAAATGGTAATATAAAGATATGTTTTAAATATCAAGATGAATATTTTGAAGCAATTGACTTTATTAAAAAGCACAATTGTGATATAATTAGTAATGAATTTCTATTAACAAGCAGTGAAAATGCTGCTTAAAATTTAAAAAAATGGAGTGATATTTATGCCAAAAAATGATGAAGAAAAAAGTTTTGCTAATGTCCGTATCGCCTGGTATCCTGGACATATGGCTAAAAC